ACTCTTTCCCTACACGACGCTCTTCCGATCTATGCAGGGAGGGGGTGTGATTTTTGAGCCCCCCCCCTCTATATCTTTCGCTCCGATTAAGCCACCTCTGTGGTATTTGGATCTGTATTCTTTTGATTTCTGTACACTTTTTTGTAAATATTAAGAAAATCGTTATCAATGATTTCATCAATAACTCTTTCGTGTTCTTCATCGAACTCTTTTTCTGACATATCATCAGAATAATGGGTAAGTCTATCTATCTTTCCGCATGTATTGTAACCATTTCGGTTATCAAACAGCATCCAAAGAGCAAACTGCTCAAATGGATCATACGGATTGTCAAATGTCGTTAATCTACAATCACTCATTAAGCTGTTGCTCCTTTCAAATATTTAGAAACTGTTGATGTAGAAACACCAAGTTTGTCTGCAATCTGTTGAATTGTATAAGAAGAAGACATCGCTTTGATACGATTTGCTGTAGCTGCGCTGATAGAAGCAGATGATTTAGGCATTGCTCTCTGGCGAAGTGAATCAGGATCACAGTTTTGAAGGATTGATTTCAATTTGTTCTCACTGATTGCACCTGCCTGAATGGCTTCCCATTCTTTGTCAGTTATCCGGATATTTCTCTCTTTTCTGGAGATAGAACCCACTTCTTCTCTAGCTTTACTCAACGCTCTCTGCGAATCCTTCTTAATTTCTTTAGTCTTCAATTTAACACCAGCTTCCTCAGCTTCTTTCTTTTTGGCATTGATAGTGGCTGCAGCCATACGATTGGCAGTCCTCTCACGTACCGTATTAAGTTGTGCTTTATGAAGCTTTTGCTCAAGACTATTGACCTCTGTCTGATACTTAGCCTTAGCTTCCTTGCTATAAGCTATCTTACCGGTCTTACTAATTTCAACACGTGCCTGATTGGCAAGCGATTTCATGGTATTGGCATAGTCAGCGTAGACCAGTTCCATGGGGTGTCTATACTCAGATACTAGGGTCATGGCGTCATCGGTTTCTGCCATATTAGTGCTCTTCTGAGTACGAACTTTCTGTACTTCAACGATTTCGCCAGTTCGTTTATCCACTTTAGTAGTGGTGTAGTCCGCGTCATCTGCTCTTCTGTACAGTAATGCACCTTCTGGTCTTGACGGATCATAATCTGGCTTGCCTTTCAGATTAACATGGGGCTGTCCCTGTCTCTTATCAACATCCACTTCTCCTTTAGCTCTGGAAATAAGAGTAGATGCTCCGCCAAATCTCAGATGGCCGGTCGAATCATAGTGTGCCTGGTATTCTTTTTTCAAAGCTGGAATATTGTTATCTATCTCACTCTGTTTATAGTCCAGATGATGTTTCTCCGCGTCGATAACAACCATTGAATGGCGAACCGCTCTTGCCATCTTATTATCATCTGCTCCAGCAAGGGTCATGTCTGTGATAAGATTACTGATTTTACCCATTTCAGTATCGGTCTTTTTCAAAAGCTGATACTCATGCCCACCACGATAGTAATGTTCTTTTCCTTCGTTATCGACTCTTTTCTCTCCACCGTACTCCATTTTGGGGTCGAATCCAACAAGCCCTTCCAAAGCAGGACGAGAAGCAATCTTCACCTTACCAGCTTTATCATGGGTAGGAATGCACATTGCTGTATCACCATCGAAGTCTGCCCCAGATAATCGTTCGGCAACTTTGCTATTAATACCAACAGCATCAATTGAAGTTTTACCGATCATTTCGATGGCTTCTCTATTCTTATTGTTTACGGTAAGAATAGGTATCTCAAAAGTCCCTCCGTGCGGAAAACGAATAAGCGCAAGTTTACTTCCATCCGGATACCCAGGAGCGTATACTTCTTTATCTGACATAGTAGTAAGCGGAAGTATGACATGATATTTCTGTCCAGGAAGAGCAGCCGCTTTCAAATGCACAGCCGCAGAGTCACATGACTGAGCAAACTTCTCCAAATAATACTTCTTTATAGTCGGGTTCGTGAGAGCATTAATCTCAGCAAACTCCTCTTTCTTATCTGCTTTAGCAATACCAAGCTGCTTCTCGGCCATAGCCTTGGACTGTTTGGACAAGAACTGGGATGGTAAAGAATCTTTCCATTCGGTCCAATCACCCTCAGCTCGTGTCTTGTTAATTAAACCAAGTTTCTTTTCGCCTTTTTTATCGGTATACCAATACTGTCCACCCTGATCTTTCTCTTTGATGGCTGCGCCAAATGGGTTATCTGGATCGTTCTTAATGTCTTTCAGAACATCAAGTTTAGAAACGCTCTTAGATTTGTTGGTGTTAAATATAACATCCACACCTGCCGGAAAGTCTTTTGGATCACCGTAAACAGCCATTCCTTTGATGTACTTCTTTCCATCAACCATGATTCTAACCTGGGAATATCTGGATTCACCAAGAGACAAATCAGCAACACCAGGACGGAGTTGAACTAAACCATCCCTTTCCAATCCGCCTTCTTCTGCATAGCGGATTTTCAGTCGTTTAGAATCCATACTTTCTGGGTAATGAAATTTCTTTTCGTATGTGTTTCCGCCGTCTCTTGAAATATAATCTTTAATGGTATGAATCTTGTCCAAATCATAAATGGCATTATGAGGAGTGTCTGGTTTACAGAGCACTCGTTGTGTTGTCATCTGGCCCTTGTTGGTCACCTGCGCAAAGCGACCACCGTAGACTTTGTATCCACCCTCAGCCTGTAAGATGAAGAGAGCCTGATCTAACTTCTCTTTTGAAATGTTTAATTCGCGATCGACGCCAGTCCCGACATCAATCATACCTTTCTCATCAACATGTTTCTTTAACATCTCGGCAGTAGCTCTTGCCTGTTTCATTCTGGATTCCGAATTTGGGTTCAGGTATGATCTGACCGTAGATTCATTGACACCTAATTGTCTCCCGATTTCAGTTGCACTCACTCTTTTTTTCTTCAGAGCTTGTGCTCTTGCCACGTCATATCCACGACGCTCATCCTTGGCGATAGCGTACACAGTTCGGAAATCAGTAGAAGAATATCCAAGAGACTTTGCAATAGCATTATCGCCAGTATATTTCTTTCCAGTCTGCGGGTCAGTATAGGTGAATCCGTTCTTTCTCATCTGTTCGACACGACCTAAGAAATCCCTACTGGACTGAAATGGCTCTTTACCAGATCCCCAAGGATATCTACCGGATCTTCTAGGCATACCGTAATGCTCCAAATATTCCTCATCGCTCATATATCCGCAACCAAAATACGAATCTATCTCTTCAAGTATGGAACTCATATCACACCTCCTGCAATCTACTCTTTTCTATAAGTTCATCGAAATGAATAATAGTGTCCATAATGTAGGAAATCTTTTCTGGATCAGGATGATGTACCAGAACTTCATCCTGTTTATACAAACGGAGTTCGATATCAATCGCACTGGGCTTATATTTATACTCCAAACAGAACAGAGCTGCATATACTTCCAATTGTTCAATATGATCTTCGATTTTTCCGGATTTGCCTGTCTTTAAATCATGTATTCGCAATATGTTATTTCTGAAGCAGATAGAATCAGCTGTTCCGAAGAAATTATTTGAATAATATAGGACAACCTCAGTATCCATCTTGAATCCGATTGCATCATTCACATATGCGTATATTGTCTTCTTTGATCGAGGTTGCTTAATTCCTAAATCAATCGTGTCTTTAGCCCAAGCGTGAAGCTTAGTGCCGATTTCTTTAGCTTTCAGATTTTCGAATACAGTGAGTAACTTGTCGTCCGAATATCTCAGCCATGCACTTGAACTTGCAGAAAACGGTGCATGAAGTCCGCTAAGATTCGAATGCTTGATGAAGTTCATCTAATACTTCCTCCTTGTTCTCTGGATATATAAATTTTGAAAATGACATATTATCCATTTTTTCAACGTAATAATCCTGATTCGGTCGATGTGAAGCTGTAGCGCTCTTTTTGACTTCAAGAGCAGCCCACTTGTCTTTATACAAAACCAATAAATCAGGAATTCCTTGAATATCAGCAGAATCCAGTTTTGTTACAATACAACCCGGAAATCTGCTTTTTAATTCTTTCTTCAAGTCAGCCTGAAATTTATTTTCTTTCATGGCAAATCCCTTTCTTTTATAGAGTGGACCTTGATGGGTACGATCCATCGACATCCCGGTTATGAGCCGGACGCTCTAACCAACTGAGCTAAAGGTCCAAGAAGACCCGGAGTCTGAAGAACATCCGAGTACGTTCCAAAATATAAAAGACAACGAACCAGCGTAAATCGCTAATCCGTCATCTTCTCTCTATAAAAGTGTATGTAATTTTCGCACGTAATCTTTTGGGGCACGTTCGTAACATCAAGTAATTAACTTGAAATGCCTCTCTTTATACTCTCTATTATTACGAGCTGCTCTAAGCACGCTCTTATGATCACCCTCAATATTTCTTGCACATTCTCTAGCCGATTGAAATTCTTCGCCAGATTCCAAAACTTCAATTCGCTGTCCAGGACGTCCTATAATATCTAGTGGAGGATCTGAAGAATATCGTCCTCCCGAAACGACGATATGATAACCATGACATGTGTTGAATCCTGTTTCTCCTCTAACGACTTTCCCCAACCATTTAGCATCAACATTCAGTCTGTTTGCGCATGCTTGTATAGAATTAAACTCCTCGCCAGTCTCGACGATTCGAACTGGGATGCCGTCTCTTTTTGTATCAAACTCGTTCACAAGAAATATCACTCCTTTCGTGGTATAGCCAAAAAAAGAGCGCCTGTAAACCAAGCGCCCTGATTTGGAATATAAAGTTTTTATTTTATTCTACGAGTCACAATTTGCTCCGGATGTTCTTTCGCGATCTTTTCGAAAATCTGGTTAAGGTTTGTTCCGTGGTTCTCGTCAAAGTAGTCCATCGTGACATGGAAAGATACAGCGCCGCCATCCCTAAAACCTTTACCATATGTCATTACGTTATAAAATTTCAAAACTGCTAACGCTCCACCTATAGCACCTCCGATGATTGCTCCTTTGTGCTTTTCATAGAATCCCTTAACTTTTTCTTTAAAGTGCTTCTCCATCGTGTTCATCTTTCAATCCTCCTGAAATATAAATGTAAACCTTATGGTTCCATAATAGAACTTGTAAATATCACGAGCCACTTCCACATCATTCAACCATACTGTATGTAGGAAGTAAATCAGAATACTCACATTGCAGAGCATAGCAGAGATTCATAAATGTTCTCATGTTCGGCATTCGCTGCTTATTCAAATATCTACTCAACGCAGCCTCTGTAATATGAGCTTTTTTCGCCAACTGTCTTTGACTGATTCCAACCTCGTCCATAATATCGCTAAGGTTGTCTGCAAAAATACAAATGAACTCAACTTCGCTAATGCTGTTTCGCATAAAATTCCTCCATTTAGTTTTTGGATATCCAATATTATCCAAGCGGTAAGGGGTGGCAAAAGTCTTTATATATTTTATTTTTTTCTCACGTAATAATAAGGGGGTTACCTCTTGGATAAGTGGATATCCAACAATTATCCCATTTTTAGTCCAAAATAGCCCTAAAATGGTGTTTTTTGACGATTTTGACCGAGTTTTTGGATATCCAATAATTATTGCTTTAGTTTTTGGATATCCAATAATTACCAGATGTCTTCGTCTTCCTCGTCAGTTTTTGGATATCCATTAATATCATTATCATTTTCTTCTATTTCTGGATATCCAATAATTCCACCATTTTTCGATAAATAATTGAAAATTTTCAATCCTTTTCTCAAGACTTCTGCCTTAGACAAACCTTCCTTTTCCGCTAATTTTTTTAAAATGTAATTCTCCTCCTGCGACAGTCGAAGTCGATACTGTTCACATTTACCGTTAAATCCTTTCGGTCTTCCCACATTCTATCTCCAAACCTTTCCGTTCGTCTTATCCTGAAGCACCACACGCCCCTGGATAACAAAACCATTCATTGCACAAATATTATGCAAATCTCTCATAGTCTTTTTAAATCTACGATAATCAATCTCACGATCAGCTCTGTTTATCGCTCCACAGGCTGTAGGATCATCAAACCCCTCACTATTTCTATTACTGTGTCTTCCCATTTCTTTTCTTCCTTTCTTTTAAATAATCCAGAGAGTCCAAAGCCCGATCACCAATAATATCCAGAATAAGATACTAATCAATAAGTCTAACATCATAATTTATTCTTTCATTCCCTTTCCTTTAATATATCTGTGCCAAGAAATTCTTTTATCTTTCCAAGACACTCATCACACAAATCAATTCTACTACTGTTGAAACCTTGAAGGGTCTCGAAGCGTAACCCAATTACAGTTCCCATAACCAAGTCATATCCATATTTCTTATTCTTATCATAATACTTTCCACACCTGTCGCATTTTCTTGCTATTGCCATTTTCAAATACTCCTCCAAATATCAATAATAATTTTAATTGTCCATGACATCAATTAAAAAATTAAACATCCTCACACCATCACTTTCTCAGCCTTTAACCGGACTCCGCCATATTTCCAAAGCTTATCCTTAACCTCGTCCAAGCTCAGCTTACCGTCCTGCCATGCTTCGTAATATTCGATAACCTTATCTGTGAATCCCGGTAATTTCTGTGTATAACTCTTTTTCCAATATTCATCCATCAAAACACAAAGAGGTAGTCCAAGAAATAATGCAAGCGCAGTGTTGATTGCTTCATCTGCCGCCTCTCGCTTTGCTTCAGATATCTGTTTCTGCACAAGACTATTCACCATTTGATCCAGCTGAGCCTTAGTGAGGTTATATGTGATTGTGTGCTCTTTCTCAGATTCTCTTTTCTGTCGTCGCATTTCAGCTCTGGTCATATTAAAAGCCTCCGTTCAACAAATAAAAGCCAATCTCGATAAGAGCCGAAATAAGCATATATCCTAAACCAGTCCTAATTCTTTCGTTCGCATCTAGCTCTATCCCTACCATAAAAATAACGGACCAAATGATTCCAGTCCAGACTAGATATAATCCAATTGCTTTTGTCATCACATTTTCCTTTCTGGTTCAAGAAATTCTGGCACTCCAAGATTAAAGAAAGTATCATCTTTATAAATCCAAAAAGTACCGGTTTTCCTACTATATTTATATATCTTGTCAGTGAGAAAATCCTCCTCTGGTGTCGCCTCCATGATAGTTTCTTTTAAGATTCGCTCCAAATCTTCCGGAGGATATAAACTATCCACGCCATGTATCATTGCTTCATGGATGCTTGTGAATACTACATAAAAGTCTCCATTAAGCAAATAGGCTAATCTTTGAGCTACGCCTGGTAAAAATATTGCGACTCCTCCATTTGTTTTTCTTACGGTGCTAAGACAATTTCCAACCTCATAATTATCTATTTGAAAATCATTATTCAAATCCATAAAGCATTCACCGCTGTAATCTGGATTGGATAACATTTCTTCCCATAAGTAAATACGAGGAGGAGAAATGAAATAGGTATTCAGAAGCGCCGTATCGAATACTGTCTCTGTGCTCAGTCCCCACTCATTCAGATTCCCTCGTCGTATTTTCATACTGGCGATCCGGTTTTCCGCCTTTCCAACTTGCATATACAACACCAACGCAATTTCCCCAATCACCTTGTATACGGCTTTGGACAGTTCTTTTTCATAGAGTTTTCTATTAAGAGGGCGGATGAATAAGTCCCCTTTTATTTTCTCATAATCGTTCAGATTCTTTGTCCTCTCAAAAAATCCAGCTGCTCTTAATTTCAACACCTCTCCCGCCACTGTGTTTGCGATTGTTTCTACTGAAACACCATCTTCGTAATCTTCAAAAAGTTCCTCCGTGTGAATTCCACAGACTTCTTTTCCTGCCGCTGAAGCTCGGACTTCTACAAACAGTCGATCCCCATTAGGAGTCATTCCGTTTTCATCTCGCTCTTCAAAGTAGATTTGTTTCTCCCCAAGTCCAAGACACTTCATTAATTCGTCTCTCAAACAGCCTACAAATTCTTCATACTTTTTGTTCATACAAAAATCCTCCTTTTCGTGGTGTGAAATTAAAAATAGAGCCACAGTATTTCTACCGTAGCCCTATTCGAGTACAACCGTCAGTCTGCATATATGTTTTCTACTCATTACAGAGAATGTTAATTTTGCGAACTACATCCAAGCCCAAATAAAACCGATAACTATAGCACTAATATGTAGAACTGTCCATACAGCATAGAAAACATTTGATACACTACCATAGTTCCGATCTTTAGAGCATATGTGTATATAAAATATCCATCCAGCGAAATACAAGCTGATGACAATAGCCACAGTAACGGATCTAATAATAATTTTGACAGTCTCCAAGTTCATTCCTCCATCTCTCCGGCTTTAAGGCAATCTGATAAATAAGTATAATAGATTTTTCCTAAATCGCTCTTTGCCTTACTCAATGCTTCTGCCATTTTTTCGTCGTAATAGTTGTTTCTGATTATTAACTTATCCCGAAGATGGTCGATTGTCAAAGCACTATCCAACAGCGGATATTTTTCACCAATGAATATAGGCATGCTTCCATGACCAGCTTCAGAAATAGCGGTGAGTATACCTAATAAAGAATCTATAGTCATTTGTTCCTGCATTTTAGTCCTCCAAATAATATTAAACCGTAAATGTAAACGCATATAATACAGTGAGCAAAATCATCGCCCACCACTGCCAAGTATTTATGCCGTATCCCATACTATACATAACAATACTTTCTAATATCAATACCAAACCGCAAATAATATTTTTCATAGACCTTACCCCTCCTCACTGAATCTTCTATCAGCTGGTATCGCTCGTCTTGCATCAGCTTCCATCTCCGCTATTGTTATTAACTGATCTGGATGTATTTTAGCGTATTCAGCAGTGCCATGTGCTTCCCAAGGAGCAGAGATTTTGCTGGCTTTCATGATTTCCTTTCTGAGTTCTTCTTTTATCGCCTCACGAGAGTCTACGGTAATCAACTCCTTATACGGAAGACTCTCAATCCACTTACAAACCTCTCGCCATTCGTCCAGCTTATGACTTTTTCGCTGTCTGTAGATATTCGCCAGTACTTCATAATTCATCATGACATTACGAGTCTGGTTATAGCTGCTCGGAAGAAGCTGAATAAGCTGCCACCAATCATCCTTAGATTTAGTTTCAAGATATTCAGTGCGATATAAATTCAGCATTTCTATTGTATATCGGAGAATATCAAGTGGTGTAGCCCATACTTTATGAGATGATTTATTGTCTTCATCAACCATAGCACTGGTTATCCAATCCCTATCAAATGGACTGCTTTTCAAATGCTCCGTCGAAAAATCCTCAAGAGTAAATTCTTTTTCAGCAATTTTGTGCATCGTACTACAGGAGTTTGCAACAGTACCAACTTTATATGTATCAAATTCTTTCCACCAGTACAGCGGTGCCGTAATTCTCACATACACCGGCATCATTCTCATATACTTCCGATGCTCAGTACCTGCATTGGATAAGCGCTGCATGAGCGAGTGGTCGTTAGATCCAAGTTTTTCATCTTTTCTAAAAAAAGAAGTTTTATTGCATAAATCCCTTTGGCCGTCATAACAATCCACACAAGGTACATCAGAAAAACATGTATCACTTTTCTCCCAAGAATTCATTGGATTTCTCATCCCCTGAATAATAAACTCCATCTGCTCCGGACTAGCCAGAACCACATTTTCTAATTTAATCATTTCGAATACCTCTTAACAAATTCTGTAACTTTTTCTAAGTCACGTCTGAAATTCTCGATATCTATATCTTGGATTTCTCTAGGTTTATCCGCCAATAATTCTCTACCGGCTCTTTGACCATAAAAGAAATCCCATTTTTTAAGAATATCGAGAATCTCTTCTAAACCGTATTCTCTCATTTGCATTCTCCATTATTACGGACCTTCACAGATGCCTGAATATAGTGAGTATGTTTTTTGGTTCTTAAATAACAAAAGCGTAATATAAAATCATCACCGTTTAAAAAAGCATGGAAACCTAATTTCCACACCTTAGATACCCGATAAGCATTCCTTCCCACTACATTCTTTTCTAATTTAATCATTTCTTTTCTTAGTCTCCTTTTCAATCATATCTTTTAAACACCGACATTTGTCTTTATGCTCGCATGTAATATTTGTATTAAAATATTTCTTAGAATGACCAGCGAATAGCACATCTTTCTCTACATGAGCGTCAAACTCTGGACAGTTATCACAATACTCATCAATTTCTAATTTAATCATTCACAATACCCTCCTAAGTTAATATCCACAGCTGTATCAGACTCATCATCATTACTTTCTACTATTTTTAAAATATCAATGATTTTTACCACGTCTGTGACATGTTTAAGACCCACACCATTAACCGCAGTTGATCTCTCGGATAAATGTGTTTCTGCTTCTTGACTAGAACAGTTATAGAAATCCGGATACAAACCTTGCATTTGCTGAAGCGAGCCACACATTCCTCTAATTATAATTGGATGAGATACCTTTTCTCGTATCTCAATCGTATGGGTTCGTCTATTGTACTTGTATGGAATCGTTAATTGCTCAGAAAGGGCTTCAAATACAATGTGAATGTCAATTTCCTTCCATCTATGGATTATTATGTTAATCATCTCTTTTTGTTTCTCCTTTCTGGTCGGGAATTTTTGCAGTAAGCAAGTCTACAATATCCGCCCATTCCATTTCCCATGAAATATTTTGTGGCTGGATTCCAATGACGACATTTTAAACACTTTCCGCTTGGTTGAAATAAGTTGGCAGCGATTCCAATATTACTCATATATTATTATCCCTTTCTTTCTGAGGTTGATATGCGCCTGATTAAGAGCCATGCATATCTGAACATTTCTAATAGAACGTTTCCCGTGATGCCTACGATAATTATTTGTGTCGAATATCAGACAATTTTGTTCATACATCCACTTATTGCCATTCTTTCTTAATTTATACCAGCCATGTGGCATTTTATATTTTTTTTCTTATCCTCATCACTCATTTCTCTCTTCCGGATCGAGGCTCATAATCTTTACAACCCTTAACTTTCTTCTTTATGACCCTGCCGTAATTAGCATTGCACCAGATTCCATTATGATTAATGGACGATTTGGTTTTATGATCTGTGCAGTTATGGCGACAGCTATGGCATAACGATTTACTCATCTTGCTTCTCCCTTTCTCTTTCGGCATCAATCTTACCATCATCGTATCCAGCCACGTATCCTAATCTGATTTTGGGGTCTTTAAAGATAATATCCGCTCCTCTGGATTTTCGGATTAACGTAATTGCATCAATCAGCTCCTGCTTATCAATTTCAATCTGGTAAACATTTGATGTAAAATCACTAATTGTCTGAAATATAAATTGTTCCTGGTTTTCTTCGAATTTCATCACGGTAATAATTAACATTCATCCCTACTGATTACTCCTTTCCCTAGCCAGCTTCACATCAATCGCTTTCTGCATTTCTTCCGGTGTGACATTGAAAATGGACTCAAGAAGTTTTAACGAAATATAAACGTCCGCCATCTCTTCTAAGAGTCCATATCTATCATCATACCCTCTGATTTGCTTACTTATCTGCTGCTGAAGTTCTGCCATTTCCTCCATGCAAATAGTAGACTTGGTCTTCCAGTGCTCACGTTCTACACTACGTTGGATAATCCTTTCTCGTTCCCTAGGTGACAACACAATATGCCCGTTCATTCCGGATATAAATTTTTCTTTCTGCATTGTTTTATCCTCTTCTTTTATGATGTCTGATTACACTGTATATAAATAGCGGAGGTCCAATTAATATCATACTTAGCACCGTTACGATAAGAGTAAAGTTGTCAAGACCGTCGAAGTATCCATCTGATTTATCCGAATAACAAAATCCAACGCCTAAAAGCGTGCCAGTTATAACCCACAATAATGCAATAATTTTGATGATCAACATCTTTGCTCTCCTTATCTCATATGATTATAAAATCCTCTGCTAACAAACAGCACGCCCTCGATAAAAGCGTCGTTTGCTTTGGGGTTCACAGACTCTAAAATCTCTTTCATATTCTTACATACTTTTGTCATCGCACAACAATATCCGCAAGCAAACGTACATCCAAAAAATAAGATGGATAATGCAATATAAACAATTGTATTCATTTTTCATTCTCCTCCAGAAATTTCTGTAACTGCTCCATAACATATTTCTTGCCAGCTTCGAAACCGGTATTATAAGCAGCTGTGACTACATCCGTGAAACTGTCTAATATTTGTAAAAGAAACTCGCCGTATGTCATCACTCTATTTCCTCCTCATCATTAATAATTTCGTCGTGCGCCGGCAGATGTCTCCATGTTAAAATCTGAACACCATTTACTTTATCCCGCTCCATAATCTGATTACAAATAGCCTGGAGCTGTCCGGCAGCCTGAATACCTCCATCAACTTGAATAACTAGGTTCCCGATACCGTTCTCAGTCATATATAAAACATAATAAGTCATTTTCACTTTCATTTGTGATTCCTCCCCTTCTCTAAGTTATCAAAGAAATAAGCGATTCCCATTCCCATAAACATACAGCCAACAGTTGCCAACACTCCAAGAATTCCAACTTTAATAACAAATATCAGTGTGCTCAATTGTTACCCTCCATTTTCTTTAGCATTTTTACTCTCTTAGGATCTTCTACATACTCTACTGGCTTATGGGAATATAAATTCTTCGGCTCTGCCAGACATTCATTGCATGGGTCGTCAATATCCTCTTTATCGAAGTTCTCGCAAGTTTTGCAGTATTTAGCAAAATCTACCTCTTTATAATCGTATTGCATAAAATCATCCTTTCCAAAACAAAAAGAAGAGACCCGATTTTCTCGAATCCCTTCCGCTGTTAAAATTACTTAAAGAACTGTCGCATTACAAATTTCTGATACCTTTTAGTCACCTCATACGCCGCATACTCTGTTGTGAAGCCATTAAGGACCCGATTTGAAAAATCCGTAAATGATACGCCAAAGTTATTTCCATCCTTTCTTTTGATTTCAACAACCAGACTGTCATTTTCGTTAACCTTTACAAATATACCGCCTTTAATGACTTCTTTAAGTTTTTCGTATAAATGGTTACTAAACAAGCATTCGTAATCTAACATGCATCTGTTCCTCCTCACATTTTTCTCATAAGAGGAACTGTTTTCTACGCGATTACTCTTCATCATAATCTTCTACCTTAAAACCAAAGCACCATTTTATCATTAGTTTCTGGAACCAGTTGAAATGGTGATCAACTATAAAATGTATTGAACTTAAACCAGCCCCGATACTAATTTTTGCGCCATTTTTGATCTGAGGTGTTTGTGTCTCTACGTCAATTTCCATTCTTCTCCTCCAATGCTTTAATTGCCTTATGCAAAGCCAGACTAAATGTGAATCTAATCATAGATTTCATATCCGCCCTTGGTGCTGGTGTATTTTTTATCATATTCCGTAGAATATTAGCTGCTTCTTGATCTGTCATAGCCGTCTCGAAAAATTCAAAATCATCTTTACTTAATTCCATTTGGTAAATTTCCTTTCATTGAACTTCTTTTTCTTATCGAGTGCTTTGCTAATCGCCAGGTCAATGCCGCTTCTACTCTTCAGATGGTAGTAATATAAATCCTTAAACGGTGTATTCAGTCTGTCGATTCTGCCGCAAGCCTGTTCCATTACTTTGTAGCTGTAGTTTTGTGAGAAGAATATAATCGTGTCTGTTTTAATACAATTCCATCCCTCACACCCCGCAGTGTACTGAACCAAATACACCCAATGTTTGTTATCCGGAACGGGCATGTGAGCGTGTCCTGACCATTCAGCTACCTCGAAGCCGATGTATTCATCGTCACTAAAGAGATGTAACAACATATCACGCTCATAATCAAAATTGTAAAATATAATAGCCCTTGGAGTTTTCTCTAAAATCTCCATCAGAGCTATTACCCGAGATTCGTCCTCATTCACAATTCTTCTCAGTATGTAACATAGCTGAGATGCCTGACCAATTGGTTCATTTTTAAATGGGTCCCATCTGTTCCGGATTACGCCTTTGTATTTCGGAATATCATACTTACAATATACGTCCAAATGGTGTGGAACAGTGCTTCGTTCTAACTTGATATCAACAAGAATACTGTCCCGTAACCGAACAAGTCTTCCCGTATTCAAATACCGGTCTATCTGAGGGTATTTTGTGAATCTGGAATATACCACATGCTCTCTTATGAACTCCGTTTTATTTTTATAGAATCCGTTAGCGATGAATACCGGAATATAATCAGACCATGTGTCACCCGGAGTAGCTGATAGAATAATCCAATGGTTATGTTTAGCTATTTTAAGAAAAGCTTTTACCCATGCTCCAGAACCACACACTCTATCCTCATCAAATATAAAGAACGCCCCCGTTATATCTGCGTATTTTTTGATGTTGTTCCAGGAATCCACCACAATACTCTGTCCCGGATACAAAGTATTTAACTCCGAGTTTGTCGACATACGATAATTTGAGATCTCTGAGTCCCATTCACAACTGTCTCTTTTCATAGCAGTCGTGATGATGTATAAATCCTGTGGTGGCTTTTTCATAGGTACAAAAGACTGATCTATAAAACTACCACCATTTTCTTTGAAATAATAATATAAACCAGTCCGTGATTTCCCTGTGCCAACACCGCCGTTGAGTATACAGCCGTTCTTCATTTTATTAACGGCATCCATCTGGCAATCACGTAGGAATTGGTTAGACATGATTTACTCCTTTTTCAGAAGTCCGCGTTCTTGTCCCAATATTATTACTATCGTTCATGGTTGGTCTCATTTTATTCCTCCTACATTCGGTGTCTGGCATCATGAAGAATCCTCTGACGTTTATTCGGATCTGGTTCATCCTCCAGCCGCCTTATAACTTCTTTTGGATATAAAAGTTCCTTGGCCGCTGTAACATCTTCTCTCCATGACAAAACAGCACTTGGTTCTTTTACTTTGCCCCATTTAATCATCTTGACTTCCCTTCTTCAGTTCATACCCATCAATTTGTCCAATTGCCATTTTCTTTACGTTCTGAAGTAAGTCAATCATTCGATCAATCTCAGCAGTATCTCGAAAAACAATCGCCATTTGTTCTGGCGGCTCTGATGGATTCTTGGTAAACATGTTCAGTCTTGCCATAGTCGCACGATAGCACTGTAATGTAGATTTTATAATGAATGTGATATCGGTTGTTTCATCTGTGTTTTTATTTCCACGAATTTTAATTTTCATCTTCTATTTCCTCCAATATAAATCCATCTTCAACTTCCGCAATATATTTTTTATCAGGGAATTCATTAACAGTCATCTTAGGACCACATGCAAGAAACAACATAGCAACGGTCAATTCTGAATCATTGAACCTTTGCTTATAAAATTCTTTGATTTTTTGATAAGCAGAAGGCGTTATGCAAATTTTTCGGCAGTCAAAGGTGTGTTTTTCATCATCATACGGTACATCATAACCGAGATGTTTCGCTACGTTTGCATAGAACTTATCCAGTGGACAGTAGCATTCTTCCTCTTTTAAAAATATAGTCTGCATTATAAAATTCCTTCCTCCGCAAAACTTTTGTATACCCAATCGCCAAGAATGATAGAGTCGACAAAAGGAATACCTAACAATTCGCCAAGTTTCTTTAATTCATTACTCACATTTAGGTCTTCTTTACTTGGCGTAGGATCGCCAGATGGATGATTATGAACCATTATCATTTTAGCGGCATTGGACAGCAAAATTTTTTGTGCTATACCACGCCGGTCTACGAGACATGTATCGTTGTTCCCAATACCAATTTCAAAAAAGGCTTTTAATCTAAATTTCATGTTAAAACTCAATAAAAATACATGTTCTTCAGAATATGTATCCCGTTCCATAGTACGGCATAATTGATATACTTTTTCACTATTGGTAAAGCTATTTTCTATTTCTGGGATATACTTTGAGAACACCAGATCCAAAGTAACGAATCCATTTCCATTGAGCCTCGTTTCGTATTTTCTTATATTCATTATCGCCCTTTCATTAGAAATTAAAAGAGCCTCAGCTATTTCTAGCCAAAGCCCTTTTACGGTAAACAATTCTACAATTATGAATCTTCAGAGACTTGTTTTTATCGCGTATTACTCTTCGGGACTTTCTTCCTCAGCATATCTCGCGGCAAAACGATCAATATTCTGAGTTACCTCCATAGCTGATAAATATGCTGCACGACCGTTCTTTCCGCCAAACTCCCAATCATATGGACGAATATCCATGTTCACACTCTGAATATCAATCTCGTCGAGCATAGCAATCATCTCCTCGTCGATAAGATTATGAGCCTCCCCTGTGAGAAGATAAACTTTCGGACCACGAGCATTGAATTTCACTTTGATTGGAAGATACATGAATGGACCTTCTTCCTCGTCTCTTGGAGGATTGACTTTTACATTCCACCCTTCGGCAGTCAGTCTCTCAGCAGTCTCCTCGTCTGGAATAACCATAGCGAAATTTCTATCACCCTCTCTGTTATACTGAGACGGAGCGCCTGCAAAGTTTCTAAAGATGATTCTTGCACCATCTACTTGAATGTTACCATTGTTTAAAAATCTTAATTCCATTGTTTCTATCTCCTTCTGATATAATATTTTCTTATATATTTCTTTTGATAATGAATACCGTCATCTGTATCCAAGTAATCGCCAACGATGCGATAATCAATAAGTCTTCTAAAACCTAACTTGTATAGTAATCCAAGCAACTATTCCTTCCTCCTGAATAAATATAAAAGAAAGAGCCTCAGCTATTTCTAGCCAAAGCTCCATTTCTTTTAAAACAGTGGTATCAAACCCTCGAATATAATTTTGATATCATGTTCGTTAATTGGAATTAGTGTAAATGATATGTTCTTTTTCTTCCATACAAACATCTGTCCTTCAATAGTTCTTGGAAAACCCAACCCGTCAAAAGCATCGTTCAATGACACCAATGAGCTATGTTCCAATCTACTTTTTAGATTGTTTTCTACGATTTGAATAAACATTACATTTGCTTCCCGGCTGTTTGTCCAATATGGAACATCTTTGTCATATACCCTTTCTATTCGTTTCATAAAAATATCACTCCTTTCTCGTAATAGAGACTGTATTTTACGCGAACGGAATTTCTTCTGGCGCATCTTCTGGAATGTTCATAAAATCCTCAAGTCTCGGTGGTGAGGTATAGGGGTCATCAGATACGAACCATTCGAAGTCACCGTATTCGGATATGGCTTCTACTGCGTCATCCACGAGCTTGTCATAGAATGAACGATCAATAAACTCGTCATTTCCGCCGTTAAACATGACATCGGACTCTAACCAACGGTACCCAGTGGTTCCAGTTGCTGCGTAGTATTTACCTTCTTGTTCTCTTACAAGAACACCGCCACCTTTACCAGTTTTAACCGGACAGAACTCCCCAACCTTTCCCATAAAGTGATAATCATGACCTTCTGCTATTTTTTCAGCAAGCTCTGTAGCTTCGGGTTCGAATAGTGTATCAGACAATTTGCCTTTTTTGTAATCGTTCTCGATCTTCTCCAAACGCTTCTCATATCCAGATACATCTGGAAGTTTCTCATTCATATCCAAATATAAAGCTGATTTTACAGAGAATGTTTCGCACATATCCCGAATGTCGACAGGTTCTTTGCTAAATAATGTCTTAAATACATATGGTACCGCAAACTGCTTACCTGTAGCCGTCCATGAGTCTTTAATGTGATCCGCATTGTCTCCTGGAATATATCCATATAACTGCTCGCATTCTTCTGGCTTTTTGTACTTAGCAATATAAACCGCGTTATTCACAAGGCACATACGGTCGTAGGTCGCCTCGTGTTCGAATGTATATCCATATCTCTTACCGAAGTCCATAACAAATTTGATAATCTCTGGTGTGGCATCTGGAATCTTGATTGAGTCTGTCTTAATATGTGCAACAGTAAAACCTCGTTTCTGAACCTCATTCTTCAGATCTACCATGAACAGTGCGCCTCGTTTAGCCACAATGTTGTCCTTATTACGAATATCACGGAACGCATTGTCGAATTTAGCTGAAGTTAGGCCGTATACAGAGTTAATTGCTGTCTTTAGTGCATTAGCCAAATCCTTAGCTGTCATTTCACCATCAATTACCTTCTGGATATAAGGCGTCAACTTCCCGTCAAGCATATGATTGACCTCGTCCCAGGCTTTATGTTTTATACTCACACGACCCTCAACGATGTCACAGAACGCCTTGGTATATCTCACTCCAAATAAGACTTCAGCAATCGTACTGTGAGGATGCATGGAAGCAATGTCCAGCAACGCGACATTTCCATACGTACCAGGCTCTGCATATACATACCCACCTTCTCCGACTTCTTCTCCTCGATAGATTGAGACTCCGTTTTCGTATCTATATCCCGGAAAATACGGAAGTAATGACCCCGCCTCCCCATGGGTTTGACTCATCATTTCAGGACACGCTTCAGCAAGGAATTGATATGTATCCTCGTCCAAGTCGAGCACTGGTTCTGCAAGATTCCGATAATGGAACTCATTCTGAGGGTTCTTATTATTTCCAAATATAAATTTTGTTGTGAGCGTATTTGTGGTGTCATTCACACTCATCCCTGCGAGATCTGCCAGAATCTGTCTTGCTGTCCAATCTGATTTCAAATAATAAAAGCCCGCCTCAGTAGCAATAACATCGTCATCGCAATACTCAACAACCTCTTGCCATCTTGATTCTGGAACTGGCTGATCCCACGGAAGTCCAAGCTCATGATGTTTAATGCCTTTCAGCATCTCTCTTAGATCATCGTCCATCTTAGATTTTGGATCGTTTGCAACATTACTCATCTCAATCTCAAGTTTTTTCAGACTCTTTTTATTACCAGCTGAGGCGAAGTCGTAGACATCCGTATAAGAAAGATTGTATGCCTCGCCGAATGTGTACTTTTTTTTTTCGCCTTTTTTTGTGTTGATGATATGCTGGGAAAGTTCATATATCTGCTGATTGTCATAACCGAGCATGCAAGCATAAAGCATGTGATTATCGTACTGTCTGCAGTTAAATCCAATCAGCCTGTATTTTATAAGCTCTGCGATATCTGTTGGTCTTGGATTGATAAGTCTGACAATAGGTTTATCTTTTCCTTGAAATTTCCAATTTACAAGAAATAGATTAGGAAATACCTCACAATCAAAAAATATAATTGGCTTTTCTACATCGCCTGTTGTATTGGGAGCAGCTTCTTCAGACTTGAATTTCATTTTAGACACAAGCTTGATACAAAGGTCAGACTGATTTGAACTTTGGGCTGCGAATGCATATACAGCGTTCTTCATATCGGATACATCATAGCTCATGCCGCTGTTGTAAGCATCTTCAAGTACTTTATAAATGAAGTCCACGTTCGGTTTAGTCCCCTGGGGATGAACTTCTTTTGCTAAGCACTTCTTTATAGTTGTTCTCAGTCCCTTTTCAGACTGAATAATATCTGTACTTATCATTTTTTCCTCCTTCATTGGTAAACCTGAACTGATTGTTGCTATCAACAAAGAATTACATAAAGTAAGTTTTCTTCTGAGTGAGCTGTTGCCAGTAAACACTTTGATCTCAATGTCTTTGTCGTATATTCTGGAAAGCTTAGATACGTCCCCTTTGTAAATATAATGAAGATGTAATCCAGCACCACCCTTACTTACCTCAGCATACGTAGCAGGCCATTTGCTGGCAGCTTCCAAATTCTTTTCAAGAGATTTGTTTCCATCCTCGTCTTTGAGATCGAAATCAATTACGATCAACCATTCTGGAACTTTGACATAATGAAGCTTAGAAACATTCAGATCTTTGAGTTTGGTCTTGACTTTCGTCCATCCCTTTCTTGGGGTTTCGTCCGAGTTAGCATACTGAGCGGGAGCGTCGCTACAGAGATCCTCGAAAGGTCCAATTTTTCCAACTTCAGATTTCTCAAGTTTGATCCATGAAGCTCTTCTGCTTTTATCATCATCTCTTACCTCTTTTACTTTTTTCTCAAAAATATCACTGCGAAAACCGCTATACACGTTCCTTGAACCGGCGCCATCATTAAAGGTCTCTGTGAACTCCCGAAAATAGTTCTTCAACTCCTCTTTAAATGTTCTTTGAGAAAATGGATACGGAACTCTTGCATCCTCGCAATAAACCTTATACATCTCCCACGCAGCTTTAAGAGTTGTTCTATCGTCCTTTTTGAACACGCGAAAAGAATCCACCACAAAGTTATAGAAGTCGTTAGATGCCCCCAACATTGCTATTGGCGTATAGTTGTCAAATGCGCCTGGATTCTCCAAATATACTTTCTTGCAATGGTATGCTATTCCTCCAAGTTCGAATGCCACCTGATCCATCGCTTCCTTATATTCTCTAGGATTGAGCTTGTTACCAGATGGCGATACGTCAATAAGTCTTCGGATCAGACCAGACTTTCCATCTGTAATCTTTACCGGCTTATTAGTTCCCATAAATAGAAAAGCATTAAACCGGTTAGAATATGCAGATTTGAATTTCTCATTAACTGTCATGAGCTCGTGAGAAACAAGACTGTTTAATCGGGTGTTGTCTTCAATTCTTGATAGGTCACCGTCATGCTGAATAGCGACCAGTGGATTGGTTTTGAATGCCTCTAACGCAAAAGAGTTATTACTCGACCCCAACGCCTTAGCATCAAATACCGAATAATAACCCTCAAACAAAGCTTGTATGATATTTAAGATTGTAGATTTACCTGTTCCTGCGGCACCGTAAAGTACCATAAATTTCTGAATATATTTTGAATCACCTGCAACTATAGATCCGATGGCCCACTCAATTTTTCTTCTCTCTTCTTCAGAGTATAAAGTAGAGATTAATTTGTTGTAAGCAGATATATTTCCCTGTTCCAATGGATATGGAAGCTTTTTACTGGCATAATCAGTTTTTTTAGTCTCCATATTGGAAAATATCAATTCCTCATCAAGTGGATGATAATTGTCTCTAAGCTGTTTTTGACAGTATTTATGCCAATCATCGATCATTCCAGAAGTAGCATCCCACATATACAAAGTATGTACCGATTCGTTTCCGGAATTTTCTTTGTATTTTATTGTGAAATTTTTAAGCTCTCTGTCAATCATATCAATGACGTCCTGCTCATCGGTTGACCATAGACCATTTTCTTCGACCCAGACGGCATAGAAATCTCCACCTCGAATCATGAGATCAGATGATTTTTTCATTACAAAGTTTGGATAGATTTCAACAACACCCTGCTTTTTAGAACGCGTGGAAATCCTTACAAAATCAAGCATTACATTAGTGTTTCTCCTTTCCTAAATATCAAGAAAAATTGTCCAGATACCAACACAGCTGTTGCCAAATTGGTACCTCACGCAGGTCTTTTCGACAGTTGCGGATTACGAATAAACCGCCCTGTCCATTTGGTTCATATTCGCGATCAAGGAATTTTTCTATAACAATATTAACAATTTTCTTATCAAACTTATTGTTATACATCGTGGAAAGACCAAGATTAGTGATCATTTTCCAGAACCACTGCCCTGTACGATTACCATAATTTGGGTCATCCATGATATTTTCCTCACACTTGACAGCAAGAGCAACCAACATTTCGAGCACTGTACACGAACCAGCAAGACATTCGCTTATTTCTTCGTAGTATCTCTCTCTCCCAGTCTCCTGCGCAAATCTCCATCTCATGCTTATGCCGTCATTAGCTCGGTTTGAATCGTCTTTAATGGTCCACCGGAACTCTATTGTATGAAGGTGCATAAGCAGTCTTCGATACGTCACATTCTTTCCGAAACGGTCGTCAGACACGACACCTGCGAGAAATTCAAAATAATTATTTACTATTTTTTCTTTATCCATCATGCCTCCGGATTAATCGTCAGTGTCTCCGTAAACGTCGTGATAATTTCGCCCATCGAGCAGAATCTCATAGTCGGTCTGCTCTTCATCGTTTCTTACAAATACGGAGTCATCCTCGTATTCTCCAAAATGACCAAGTGCATCATCTCCGATATGCTCCTCATAATCTTCCACGATGTTGTCCTCATTGTCAGTTACTATTCCGTCTTCCCAATATGTAAGAGTTTTTGTGTTATAGCCAAGCTCGTTAAAATCGTCCGGCGAAATGACATAAGGCTCATTCATACTCTCTTTTTCCTCCTCTTCACTATTTGAATAATCTCTATACCCATTTGTCTGGATTGTCTTTGTCAAAGTTGCAAGGTCGTCTTTTGTCGGGGTATAAGGCTTCTCTTCTTCTGGCTTTTCTTCTTTCTTGTAGAGTCTACCAAAAGATTCTTTCACGGAATCAACATCCTCTTTAAGCCGTCTGTCATACTCATCCTTCAAATATAACCAAGTTGCTGCGGAGCCAATGATAGCCCCAACAGCAAATAATACGAAATCACGGTTAATCTTTAAATTTCTTCCCATCGTTTAACCTCCTCGTATTTTTTATTCTTTAAAATATAAATACATCCGCCATGTCTAACAAAATCAAGGAAATTCTGCGCACACCATGCTTTTATTGTCGCTACCCCAACGCCACAATCAGCTGCAGCTCTGTCTTCTCGTATAAAAATACATCCCTCTAAATCCTCTCCAGGATTGAAGATATTTTCGTTTTCGAGATTGTTTTCCAAAATATAAACAATCAATTCACGTCCGGTCATGACTATTCTCCTTCTCCTAATATACAATCCATCATATCTCGCAACGGGTCTCCTGTACCCATTCCAAACGTTCACATGAGATCGTAGATATTGCCGTCTACATTGAAATCAAGAAGAATAGTACGTTCGTAACCGTTTACAAAATCTCTGTTCGAAGCTCTATTGGTATCGTAAATACCAAAATCAACGAAATTATCGCCAACTGGATGTTTTTTATCGTACACCCAACCAATGACCATTCCGTCTTTTGTGCGAGGAATTCCAAGCATATCGTACACGTCATTCAGTAACAACCAACCCTGCTGTTTCAGGCGCTTTGTAGCTGCATCCTGCTGCATACGAAGAAACATGAGATTAGCTTCTGGGTCCTTAGTCCAACCGGAACATCCATCATCATAAAATTTCGCATACGGAGAATACGTATTTGGGTCAGCAAGTTCGATTGTTTTCTTTTCTACAACCTCAGTACCGTCATCGCTTACGACAGTTTCCTCTACTTCTTTAGCTTTGATATTATATTTGAGTTCACGATCAAGCTCCTTACCGAATCTCTCGATTACACGTCCACGATATTCTTTAAAGCTTTTGTCTACTGCCGTATATGCCGCTGCGAGAGCAATATTCCTCTTTCTAAGGATGTTATTTGATGTAAGAATAGCAGTGATAGATAATCCGCCAAGCACTACAGATGGACCATACAGCTTAGCAACATCAAGAGCTGCCTTACTGTAAATCAAAGTCAGAGTTTTCTTTCCTTCTTCCTCTGTGTAGTTTGTTTCATCTGCGTGGAAATCCTCTACTCTTTCTTTTGTGTCATTCAGAGTGTCGTTAAGCTTCATAGTAGCTTTACAAGCCATGATTGCACTCGCTACAGCTCCAACTACACCTGCTACAACCAGGATTTCCGGACTGTGTTTTTTTAACTTGAAACCTGCTTTATTGATTGCTCTGGTTACATTTGTCATGTTAAATTTTTTCATTTTGTTAATTCTCCTTTTCTAAAAAATATCAATCAAAGTGGTTTTGCTTTAGGCAGTTTAAGGAAATATTCTCCTCCTCTGCCTCTGATTGTTTCAGCAGTTCTAATGCTTGTCCATCCCCATCTATAAGCGGTGAATGGAGCCGTTTTTCCAATCATGTCGTATAAATCCCCAACCGATACGGAATCGTATTCATTAAGAATATCTGTCATTCCATCCAGGACAGCTTCCGCATCACCGCGATTATCAAAACTGATTTCATCCAGATCGAATGACGTATATGATTTACTCGAATATGGTCGGTCGCTCTTTGAATAATCTCTGTATGATACCTGGTCATAAGAAGACCGTTTCTTTCCACGTACCTCTCCATAAAGCATCATTTCAGCACCATTTATCACAGTTTCAAATATGGCTTTTTTGATGGTAGGGACGATTACATCAACGAATAGATACGATTTCACGCTATTCACATCTTCAGCGAATATAGTGTCTTTGAATTTACTCATTTCAGATTTTTTTCTTGTTTTCACATTTCCGCTAACAATTTTCTGGACTTTCTTCTCAGATGCCTTAGCATGCTCCGCCTTAAATCGGTGAGAGTTTGGTGTAGCTTTTATATCCATTTACATACTCCTTAACTAACCATACGAAGATTACCAGGTAGAGTAATCTTTGAATTTGGTAATCTGTTGTTATTTTTCTTAAACTGGTATTGGAGGTTACTGATGGCTTTACACTTCGTAGGCGCAAACGTTTCAGCCCTCCACCTGTCTGTCAGAAGTCGTTCAAACTCCAGAACAGGACCATCGTATAAATATCTTGGCATACATCCTCCTGTAAAAGAAAAAAAAGAGAAACACCGTGTTATAGGTGCTCCCCCTTTCTCATAGATCTCATTCTTCAGTTTCTTCTGTGGAATCTGAATCATCACTTTCGATATCTTCGCAAGTACTATCGACGATGTTATCATCATAGTCGTCACCATCAAATTTTGTTCCTAACACAAATCCGATAGTTCCAGTAACCAGAAGTGCTCCTGCCGCCAGGATTTTCTTCTTGTTGCCTTTCACCAATCTTTTTGCCTTAGCAAACAAAGGTTCTTTCTCAATGACTTCCTCAAGAATTTCATCGTTGTTTTCACACTCGTTTTCTAGATCCTCCGTTGTGACAACTTTCTTTTCTTCCATTTTGAATTTCCTCCTAAAAATAAGTTTTCTATTTTCCATTAAAGCAATTGCTTTTTTCGCGAGTTACATTAATTTTGAGAAATCGTATTTTGGTGCGACATGATATTCCAAGGTGATGCACGGTCGGTTATCTTTTGCTATCATAGTGCCGTAACTAATCTCGACCAAACCATCATCTAAATTCCACCCAAGCTCATCACTTATATCAGTATGTTCGAGATCCAGTTCGTCATAAAATTCGCTTAATGAGACATACATGTCGTAATTTAAAGAACGGTTTATCTTATTCACAGCGGTCTCAATTTCCTGTATACTAGATTCAAAATATCGTCCAGATACACCATCATAGCAAAGCTGTTTACCGTTTCCAGTGATGATAACCTGACTGTCATTTACAGGATTATTATCGAGCTGTTTTTGTGCTACCCTATCTTTGATTGCCTTGGCTTTTTCTTCTCCTACTTCTTCAATGGTAGCTTCCTTATATTCTGTGAGTGCTTTTTCAGATAACTTATAGGCTGTTGCTATAGCTGCATTACGTTTTGAATGTACAGTATTAGCTCCAACGATGCATGCGATAGATGTCGCACCAGATATAGCCGCCGGAATATAACATTTCCAGGTTGCTTTGACTACTTCAGGTTTGGTTAGTTTAAACATGGTATCTAACTCAGAATATCCATGGTCGCGATCGAATTCCTCTTTCTTATTCTTTTCAGCTTCTTTGATTTTTTCCATGGCCTTAGGTGTAGCTTTTACTGCCAGTACAGTAGTTGTAATCATTCCGGCAATACCAAAAGCAATAAGAATCTCTGGACTTTTTTTTTCGACTGCTTTTTTTACTGTGTTGAATATTTTCATTACGTTTGGTTTCTTCATGATATCCTCCTAAAAAATAAAATTGAGAAGCCCTTGTTAGGACTCCTCTTTTTGTGAAATATACTCTTTGACAGATTTTTCTGTCTGTTCCTGTTGCTGCTTATCGCTAGCCCAACTCGCCATAAGACCTCCTACGGCTACGGCAATCCAGCCAGCAATTTTGACAAGATTAGTAACATCCAGTTTATTCTTCATTTATGTATACCTCCTTTCATTAAAGCACCTGTAATTTTGGCGAATTTGGATTGTTGGCATAATACTCCTCTTCGCTTTCATAATAGTCATCATAGTTTACCCGCGGCTCAAATGGCATCTCGATGATATAAAACTCAGTACCGTCTTTGAGTTTTGCCCTACGATGATTAAATTCAATCCAATATTCTCCTTCATCAGTTGGCGCCCAGCCAAGAACCTCTCCAAAGTCGGTAGAGGATAAACCAAGAAAAGAATATAATTCATTTAGAATAACACTTCCGCCCAATGCGTAGTTTCGGTTTAAATGGTATTCGGCATTTTGTACTTGTTCCACCGTAGCTCTAAAGAATCGCTTCGAATATTCTTCGTAGAATAATACCGGTCTTCCAACCGATTTATCTGAAGATATGTCACAATCACTGCATAAATAAGACGCTTGAATGTGCACTTTTTCAGCCTTTTCTACAGCAATAGCCTCAATTATCCTCTGATCCGCTTCCTCTCCATATAATTCTTTCAACTTTCTACGATAATCTTTGTAAGACTGATCTAGCAAGGCGTATGCACTCGCCATAGATGCTTGCTGGTGCTGGTTAAGAATTTGTGCTCCGCAGATGCAGAATATAGTCGCCGAACCGGTCAATATCACAAGCAAATATGTAAGAGCCACTGTCTCGGTTTTCTCTAGTACAGTAAGCTCCTCACCTTTCTCCAACTCAGCGTTAGCTAGCAGCCGCTTTGCTTTTGGTGCTGCTTTGGCAGATAACACTGCAGTTGCCACAACACCAGCGCATCCAAGTACAGTCAGTATGGTGGATGAGTTTCTCTTGAAAAATAACTTTGGCTTCATAGGCGTCTCCTTTCTAATCTGTTATTTCTTTAATCGGAAAGCCGGACGAACCCCACGAGAGTTCGAAGCGTTGCCGTAACCCGCATCGCCGTAGCTGGCCACATGGGCAAAGCTAGCCGAAGAGTATTCTTTTTTCATTGCATTACGAAGCCAGCCCCATTCGCATTTATTATTAAAATAAGCAACTCGATTGCGTCTCTTTTTCATAAGTGGAAGCTGTTCGTCTCCATCTGGTTCAAAATAGCTTTTATCCCACGCATCGTCCCAGCCAACAACCTGTCCAACTGTAGGAATGGTGAGCTCGATGATACGTGTTTTCAACTCTAATGGAAATAAACTATATAAATAGCTATCAATCCATTTCTTCAGATCTGATTTTTCATATCCGCCTTCGTTCGTAGGCTTTTCATTCATAGGACGCTCTGCAATATAATCATCAAAGATGAAAAGAACGTTGTTATCTGTCACTTCATAGGCAGTAGCTTCAAATTTTCCCAGTTCTTTCAAGTCTACTGTAATCTTGTCACCTACTTTAGTTTTGGAAAAATCATATTCGTGCTTTGGTACACCGAAGTTTAAATTAAGTAATTCTTTGGCAGATATATTGCTGGAACCCATCCATGAAAAACTAGGCGGGTACTTTTTCGCAAGTTCTTTAATTCCGTTTTTCTCAGCAACATCATAAAGATTAACCGTCATTTCATCGTATACGGCTGCGGTTACCATGTAATCAGCAACCTTTTTCAATTCTTCCAGCGATGCGCCATTGTTCACCATTCTTTCCATAAGTTTTGATACAGCTAAAGTTTCTAATCTCATAGTTTTTCTCCTTTTCATATGAAGTGGTTAAAAGCTAAAAGAAACAGTGTGGGGCTCGAACCCACGACCCTTCGCTTGTGGAATGCTCTCCCAACTGAGCTAACTGTTTCTCCATTAAAGGAATTGAAAATATCGCGAAAACAAAAGAAAGAGGCCATCGCTGACCTCGATCGTTTTGTTCCGACTTATTTCTCAATATACTTCAATACTGTGTATATGAGAAGTCCGGCCAAAATTGCGATTAATCCCGCCAATCTTTGATACCTCCTTTGATTTTTTCTCACTAAAGAAAGTGTAAATATCGCGAAAGAGAAAGAGCCTTAGATTTCTCCAAGACTCTAATCTTCTTATAAAATAGTTCCGTGAATACTTCCGTCCTTATGAATAAGCATTACTATATCTACATTGTCCATTGGGTCATAGAACTCCCTTGAATTTTCCTCTTTATATTTCTTATATTCTTCGTGCAGATATCTTAATTGCTCAGAAATACTGCTAATAGTTATAGATACCGATATTAATTGTATCTCTAAGTCCATACACTCGGTCAACATAACAACGCCCTTCCGATCGTTAAGATTTTCTCTTTGACGACATAACTTGCTATATATCTTTTTATTTCTTTCAAGTTCCTTCTCCAATTCTCTAATTTTAGAATAATAATTTTTCATGACTTTGTTCCTCCTTAGAATTATTTAGTCATAATAGAAAGTGTTATCTCCGCGAAAGAGCAAGAGCCGTTGCCGGCTCCGCTCGTAGTTATTTCTTGGCTATGCATCTGATAATCCAAGCAATTATTAACACTGCCACGATGATGTCACCAAATATCACAAACCCAACGCTGCCAACTACGACAACGCTAATAATTGTGAATACGATTAACGCCAATCCAAGTAATAATAAAATTGCTAATGTAATCATCTCTGATTCCTCCCTTGAAATATTTTGTCATAATAGAAATTGTAAAATTGGCGAAAAGAAAGAGCCCTTGTTAAGAGCCCTCTCTTAATTCTTTAATTTTAGCAACAAATATCTCCGCCTCTTGAATAGTTAGCGCCATAGGCATTTGATTCGTATGTCCTAACCAATCTTTTACTCTTGTTATTGTTTGCGAAAATATTTTACAACATTCAACAGGCGTATCATCATCTTCCCATTCGATGATCACCTCCTGGTCCTGTTTTTTATTTTCATATACAATATAACAACAAGATAAATCAGATACACGAATCTCATATCCTAAAGATTCTATTTGTTTATCAATATCGGTCATAGATACCCTCCTAAAATATTTTTTTTTCATAACACCCCATGTAATTTTCGCTAAAATCCAGTCTTATCGAAATATGTTTCCCAGCGTTCCCGGACCATGGGTTTCATCCTTAGATTCCACATTAATTGTCGGACCGTCATTGTTGGATATAATCCATTCGTAGGTGTACTGGCGTATTTATCAAAGACTGATTTAAATTTGGAATGTAAATATAGAGCATCCGTCAAACACCGGTCGATCTCAGACCACCAGGTGCATTTTGATTTTTTGTCGTATCTTTGTTGGATAACCGCCAGCCCTTTATCCCCGATCAAATATAAAGTACAGTGGTTGTATGCTGGATGATTACATTCGTAGAGCTGTCCATACATTGATGAATATTCTGTTGGCTTTGTGTAATGGTATTTCATTTGTCGCTCCTTCTAAGTAAAAAGAAAGAGCCCCGGTTAGGACTCTGACTTTTAGAATTTTATTACTTTTGCCTTTCTGTAAGATACTTCGCATGGATATGCTTCTGCCATTCCAGTCATTAAGATATCCAATGCCAATAAATCAACAACCAACAAATAAGACACGCCTTTCGAAAATTTCCTTTTTCCGATCATAAGACCGCCTGACTCATTTATCAGTTCTTGAATTATGACATCATTATCTGGTTCTACGCCATGAACAGTCATTTGAAATACCCATGCGTTTTTACTCATTTTTCGCATACAAAATTCCTCCTTTCATTATAGGAGCTGTAAAAATAGCGAAAAAATAAGAGCCTACGTAGAATTTACGTAAGCCCTTATGTGGGGTTATTTCTTTTCGCTTAAAAACAAAAAGATTAAGACTATAGGTGCCATAACTAATATAAGAGCTGCTGTATTAGCAAGCCCTCTTAAATCAAAATTTGTACTACCAACAACATCAAATATTGCTGCGACAATTACAAGAATTGCAAAAGCAATTAATTTAACAACCACTCTGACAATACTGGATTTAGTTCGTCGCGCTTCTACTTCGAGTTCTTTTAGCCTAACTTCTTTATCTATCTCGGCTTGTTTAACTCTAACTTCTTTCTTGTATTCAGCTTCTTTGATTCGTGCTTCGTCAACTTTTCGATAAATATGACTACTATAGTAATCGTTTAGAGAAATCTCAGCACCACAATATTGGCAGAAACATTTATCACGCCCCTCTTCAATTTGAAGATTGGAGCTGCATTCAGGACATTTTAATGAAATCAGCTTCATATTATTCCTCCGGAGCCCAGAAAGCGGTGGAAGCATCTTCGATGAGTAATGTTCCTGTCGTTTTAAGAATCTGACCATCTTTTAAATTAATAACACAAGATTCTTGAGAGGTTTTCTTATCGTCATAATTCAAGTAATCTCTAAATATAGGTTCGTTGGAAGTCATCGCGTCTTCGTTTTCATAAATAAACACATCTGTGAGCTCTGTTCCTTCATAACATATTAATTTGAAACTAGCAGCTTTTATATCTTTACCGACTTCATAAACGCCGGCTCCGAAAACATTATCTCCACCTTTTGCAGCGATTTGCTCATTCACCGCATCTTTCAGAGAAATAAGATCCTCTAAACTCATGAACTCGAGATCGACTCCGAAATTATTCTCCGCCATTACCGGTGTTGCTAACAGACTTGTTACTAAAACCATAGAAGCAATAATAGTTTTCTTCATCATAAGTGAACCCTCCGTTTTCGAAATAATAATCTATTTTCAATTTTACCACACTGCAAATTGTTTGTATACCTTATTAGTAAAATAAAGACGCCAAGTTTCCTCAGCGCCTTGTTCCAATATTACTTTCTCTTGAAGAGATTATTAATGAAATTTCTACCTGCCATTGTGGTGACCGTACCGACCTCTTCAAACTTCAATGTCTTGAGTGTCCCCCAGATGGTTACAACAGTTCCGACGCCAGATATAACTACTGTTATGACATTTTTAACCTTCCGATCTCTAATCTCAGCCTCAATCTGTCTGTACTTCAGTTCCAAATCTTCATTTCGATTCGCCTGTCGTTCGTCTTGATCTCTGTTGATCTTATCCATCTCGATTGCTTTGTCCATCAGTTTCACAATTCCATCTGTTGTCACTTTGTACTTGTCTGAGCCAAGCTCAAGTGTACTAAGCCCTTGGAGCTCATCCTTGATCTCATCCTGCAATAACTGTTCGATTTCCATTTTGAAATCCTCCTTTATGTAATATTCTCATAAGACGCCATGTTATTTTTGCGAAGACTGTTCTTCTTTATATATGATAATTCTTTTCTTTTTAGAAAGGTCGCCTTGAGTTGGTATACGAACATTTATGTTGTAAAATCCAGTATCTTCATCATCATATGGTACTACTGTGAAATATCCGTATCCCGATTTGTGATAAAAAAATAAAAGCGTTAATACCACTCCCAAAGCAACTCCAATAAGTAAAATAAGATAGTTCATTTTCTTTTCCTCCATTGTGAATATTTTAATAATAAGGTATCTATTTCGCTTATAACAAGTTAATTCACCCCCCTCTTTTTTTTTACATGATATAAATATAAACCGTAATATTGTTGCCTCAGTACGGTTTTTATCCTAGAAAAAAGTAAAACGCCAAGTTTCCTCAGCGCTTCACCATGAAATCGAATAACTTTAATTCAACTTTCCGTTCTTCTGATTTATTTTCCACGGTAATGTCATGCAACTTTGCGATCAAATCCATTTCATCCTTGTATATGCTATGAATCATATTCAGATTTCTATTCAAATCATCCTCTGTTTTAGCTTTATACATGGAATCAACAAGCTTTGTGTATTTTTCGTTTGCTGTTGCCACCATTGCGTTAAAATTTACAGAATCCATTTAAAAAATCCTCCTTAAAATTTTATCTATTCCCTATAAAAGAGAAAGATAAAATCGCGAATAATTTTACTGGCAAAAAATTTTCATATATGCTAGAATAGCCGTACTACAAAAAGGAGGGTTTTGTTATGACAACTGAAGAAATCAATGCAATTCATGATTACGGTGGTGGTATCTGTCCAGAATGCGAAGTGGAAATGGATCAGATAGAAGAAGGTGGGCTTTTAAAATTTGTCTGCCCGGAATGCGGTTACACTGTAGACTGCTCGGAATATGAATACGAAAGCGATTCTCGCGAACCATCAGACGACGAAATTCCTGGTGGATGTGTTGCTTGCGGTTGTCCAGCATATCCTGACTGTATGACAGCTTGTAGCAGATTTGACGATTAAACTAGAAAAGAAAGGATATAATAAAATGACAGAAACAGAAATTCAGATGTTTATTGAAACTATGGAAGATCTCGGAGACGAGTGGACACCAGAGCAGGTAAAAACGATGTACGGCGATTACACCTACGAAGCTGCAGTCAAAGAACGCAAACAACACATAGATATGCAATTAAATAACTTAGCGGCGCTCGTTAAATAAGTCCAGGCAAAAAAAAGATAAAGGAGCTGTAATATGCAGCCCCTTTTTTCTTTTACCAATGTGTAATAATCATCATGGAGTCATCCTCGGGTTCTCTAATAACGTCAATGTCAATCTTTTTACTTTCGAGCTCAATTTCTACGATAGTCCATGGCTCGTTAGGTTTTGCATTCAATTTACCCGTAATTTTTCCATTAGGTAAAATCACTACAAATCCCCAACGTCCCAAATGAGTGCGTTCAATAAATTGTAACTCGATTATAACATCGTTCTTGTCGTCACCATTGAGATCCAACTGGAACTCTACAAATTTTGTATCTTTTGGTACCGAAATTGTTTGTCGCATATGTATATGCCTCCTTTATCTTTTCTCACAATAGCAAATGCGATTTTCACGAATTATTCCCGCGCTTTGTTCAGCAGCCAGAAGAACCTCCGGTAGGCTGTATAGTACACGTCTTTGCAGCAAGGGATATTCATTCTAGCTTTCAAAATATCATAGCTCCATCCTTCTGTAACGCCTTTTAATATGTACTCTGCCAGCTCCGGATCAGTTTCTTTTGCTACTTTCTCAATCATCTCCATACGGATAGAATAATAATGCTTGAGTATAGCAATTCGCTCAGTAGGGTTTGATACATGACGCGCCTTCCCAAATGCGTTCAATGCCTCACGTCTACTTAACATCCCATTCAGAGAAGAATACGCCTTCTTCCAGATTGGGTATTGCAGACAAAAATGTTTCAATTCGTAATGTCGATGTTTCTCGATCCAGTATGGATTCTTCTCCGATACCTCTGCTCTTATAATATTTCCCATTAGAACATCGCCTCCTTTCAACACTAATTCTAGGTTAAAAGGTCGAAATTGTTAAAACAAAGTCAGTGGAAAAATTTACCATTACAATCTCGGTTTAATGCACTGCTTCTTCCAACGTTTCATTGTTTCCTCGCAAGGGAAATCTTCATAGCCTAAAGTATCTGGACCGATAAGTCCTTCCACTACTCCATCTATGATATCTGCTTCATAATGCTTGAAAGGATATACATATTCTGAGAGATCTCGATGAATAGTCTTGCACTTAGGACATTTATAGCGCTCTATAGCAACAAGCTTCTTTGAATGATTCTTACCTCTTACGATTCGTTTCACAGTATCGTATCGCTTCAATTTTTCTTTACAGTTAGGGCAGTATTTGTCTATGGTGTTCGCCAACCTTTCATATAATCCGTACTATAACCATATCATTTACCGCCAAAGGAGCACATATACATAAAAAGAGCACCGGTAGATTTTTCCACTAATGCTCTTATAAGTTCAATTCGATTTTCCTTTTTACTACACCATTTACTACACCATTTTTACACCAAAATACGATATTTTGCGATACTTTACGATAGGCATAAAAGCCCGCAAACCCGCATAAATACTGGATTTTTAGGAATTTTTAAACTGCAATGTATATTCTTAACTTTTTCTTAAAGATTAGTTCCAAAAAGCCAGTAAAATCAAGGGTTTTCAGACTATAGGTCTTTTTACTACACCACTTTTACACCATTTTGATTTTCCATCTTTTTCATCTCATCAAATAAAGTCTCATCTGAAACATGACAGTATAAATCCATTGTCATCTGTAATGAGCTGTGACCTAATATTTTTTGAAGTGTTTTAGGATTCATCCCATTTTCTATAGCTCTTGTTGCGAAAGTATGTCTAAATGCATGTGGAGTGAATTTTTTTATACAAATTCCATCAGCTTCCATTTTATTTAGTATCTCGTTTATTGCGTCAATTGCTGACACCTCCTGAAAAGGTTTGTCACTGCTTGTAGGGAATACCAGGTCTTTGAAATCCCAACATTTGCGTTTTTTAATTCTAGTTTCGTTTAATAGCTTTTGACGTATAAGCGCATCAATACATACATTTGTAAGTGGAATTAATCGTTTTCCATTAAATGTTTTCGGATCATGAGCTTCGAAATAGTAGCCATTTTCTCCATGTATATGACACATCGTTCTTCTTACGTACAGTGCTCGTTTTTCGAAATCTATATCACTCCAGTACAGCCCTTTTAGTTCCCCGATGCGCATTCCAGTTTCAAGAGCTACAACGAATAAATTATAGTATCTATGGCCTTTAGCGTATGTAAGGAATAATTTAGTTTCTTCAATTCCAAGAACTCGTCGCTCTTTTGGTGTCTCTTTATCAATTTTAGTTATAAGATCTTTTGCAAAATTCCGCGGTACCAAACCATTTCTTTTCGCTTCCATAAATAAACCATTCAAAACTACTTTGACCCTGACTCTCTGGTGATTGCTTTTCAGTTTATTCAACTCCGATTGCAATATCACAGGGTTTAGCTTCTGTATTTTTTCACGACCGATTCTCTCTTTTATAGATTTATACGCTATATCGTAGGCGCTTAATGTTGTATTTCTACAATTTCCTTTACATGTGGTTATCCAAACCTTATACCATTCGTCTAATGTCATGTTACTTTTTACCAGATTTACTCCATTGTCATCAGCAGTCTGGGCTTTTCGCATTTGGGTTCTGAGATTGTTTAGGTTCTTATCATATAAAGTTTCCCTTTTTCCAAAGCGATTTGTGAATCTAGCTTGATATAAGCCGTCTTGTCTTTGAGTGATACCGATACCCAGTTCTTTTCCTTTTAGTGATTTTCCCATATGTACTCCTTTCCGTAATGGGGAAAATCCAAATTGAACTTACCCCAAATATACCATTTTAAAAGATATTTCGCAATAACCAAGCATCGACTTTATCCCTGTGAGCATATAATCGGTTTCCTATTCGAACAGTAAAACCATTATCAGGATTATGCAACAACTCTCTCGCTTTGGTTTCTCCTATACTCAAATATGCACACAAGTCTTTCACAGTAAGTAACTTCTTTTCTTCTTTATTTTCCATTTTGACTACCTCCATTCTAGTTTTGATAGTACCAACGGAGACCGTCGCCTGCGTACGGAAAATTAAAAGAAAAAGTGAGAGTCATTGCTGACCCTCATCTTTCTCTTCACACACACTGAAACAGAAACCAAATACCAAGAATGCAACCATAAAGAACATTACACCAGCATAGGCTGACCCAAGCATCACCAACACGAACGTAACTATATACGTCATTATGACAGCTTCCAACCACACTAATTCTTTTATAATTTTTTCATTCTTTTTATTCATAATCTAATCCTCCTTCAATAGGTATGTTTTTCTCATAAAGGAGCATGTGCTTTTCGCGAAAAGAAAGAGGCCATGTAAAATATACGCAGCCTCTTTCTTCATTACTTATCAATTATTAATCAGAAAATCTTGCAGAACATCTCTTGTCTCTTTCATTTTCTCGATTCCGTTACCGGTTATCGCATGATTGATGAGATCTAGCATACATCTGAGAATCAACTGGTTTGATTCCTCGATTTTATGTATACGCTTATTATCGTTATCCAGGAGCCGTTCGTGTTTTTCCACCTTATCTCTCAAATCATCAGATGGCTTACGAAGTTCTTTGATAATTTTGTAGACTCCCCAAACAGCCGCGACAAATCCGCAGAGGTAGATGATCTGCTCTGATGTGATTAGAAAACCTGCTTCCGGCATTATTTGTCCCCCTCAATTGTATCTGTGCTTCTCTTACCTTCCACAAATGCCTTGAACGCCTGATGCGCACCTGTAGACGCCAATCCCATAAAAGCTCCCCACACAACCGTTTCCACAGACGGTCCTGATACTACTGCGTTAAGAATGCCTCCGAATACAGCAAGAATGGCTGGAATATCATCATTTGGCACTTTTTTGAAAATGGTTGTGTTCTTGATAATATATCCCACGATTAATGAAGCCGCAAAGATCACCACTACAAAATGATCGGTTAATAATGAAGTTAAAGTTGAAATATCCATGTTTTAGTCCTCCTTTGCTGTTGCCACTTTAGAAATTATTTCATCCTGGATACTGTAAGCAAGTTCCTCAAATTCGTCTCTGTCTTTGCGACACTGGGCTCGATTCGCCTTGCGCATCTCATGGTTTACAGTAGACTGGTTGATATACATGCTCTCTGGATTTGTTTCACTTACAGACGCATTGTATGTTTCTACTGTTATTCCATTTATTATAGACTGACCTGATAAACTAATACTTCTTGATGTTGTTAATGCCATAATGTTAATCCTCCTAGTTTAAGTTAAGTTTTCTTTTGAGTTTTTCGTTTTCTTTTTCTAATTCACTTACTCTTTGATTGAGTTTTTCGTTTTCTTTTTCTAATTCACTTACTCTTTGATTGAGTTCTTGCATTGACTTCACAACATATGCGAGCATCTGCAAGTTGTTGACAGATTTATAATATGGGTGTCCATCAACTTCTCCGCCACCATCGACAAGGTTAGGATCAAGCTGTTCGAGTTCGTCTGCTATAAAGCCAATCTTGTATTTCTTATGAGAATCTTTTCGCTCGAAAGAATGAATTTTCATTGATTCTATAACTTTGGTGGCATTTTCTACTTCAGTGTCTCTTATGTTACCTTTTAGTCGAATGTCGGAAAGAGCTGTGCTACATACCTTTCCGAGACTAAACCATTTCCACGATCCATCAAGTCTGGTTTGAATCCATATTGATCCAGCGTACGAATCTCCGTGGTAAATAAAAGCTCTATTTCCAGCCACTTGAGCGCCAAGATAAATCCCTACAGCAGTCTTCGAATCTGAACCTCCCACATTGAACCCAACGTAAATGTTTCCGAAATTTCCGTCAATTGCCAGTGGGATTATTCTATTGCTGGCGTCAAAAAAGCCAAAGAAGTTTTCATCGCCTGTACCCGTTGCCGCACCAAAGCGCCAATCTACTGATCCTCTATTGGACTGATATTCGAAGGTTGTATTTATTATGTTATTACTCAGAATATAACCGCCAATGGACATGTTACCATGGGTTGTTATACTTTTTCCGTTATATGCCTGAATCCATTCGGGATCCGTCATATACCAGCCACCACCATAATCCTCGCTATACCATCCTGTAGTACCGCGCGATCTAAACCAATTAGATGCATATATGGTATTAGTATTCATGTCTACAGTCGCAGTTATTGTTTTTCCCTGAACTTTGCCAGTAGTTGTAATGTCGCCGCTGTATAGATTCAGACTACCATACATAGTGATTGTTTTATCAAAGAACTCGAATCCAGCCCCACTTTGTGCACCGGCAGCATTGAGTAATTTTCCAACTCGTACAGAAGTTCCATCGTAATAAAGAACCCTTTCGACATCAGCAGTGTTTTTACATGACAACGAGATTTCTTTTGTAGCGATGATTCTTTTAGCAACAACGTCTGCACTCGTTAATGTCAAACCGCTAATAGTTCCTGTTGCCGTAATGTTTTGCGCAAATAAATCGGCAACATCAATCTTGGCGGCTGTAACAGACAATGCAGCTATTTTCTCTGAGGTTACAGCAGCGGCTCCTATTTTGTCAGCAGTAACTGAATCAGCTGCAAGCTGAGTTGCTGTAACAGTTCCGGCATATAATCGTCCTCCGTTGATATAGGTACGATCATTGTTGTAACACCAGTTGGCTATTCCCATGTCAGCAGAACTTGCAAGGGAATAGGCATCGTTCCAATTACCCCATGTCGTATTATTAATGCCGACTCGCCACAACTCACGATTCTCTATCTTTGCCGTCTGTTTAGGATATCCTCCAGAACTATCTTTCCATGGAACATATGTTGTTAATAAACAATAACTTTCACCAGATAGACCAAGTGAACTAGCCCATTTTAGCTCATTCACTGTTGTCATCGGATAATTCTGTATATACCAGATTGGAGATTGGTTGGTGTTTCTGGTATCTTTAACATCAAGACCATCCCCCTTTGGACCTTGAACACCCTGAACACCCTGAACGCCCTGAGGACCTTGTGGACCAGTTGCTCCCTTTTCACCCTTAACGCCCTGAGGACCTTGTGGACCAGTTGCTCCCTTTTCACCCTTAACGCCCTGAGGACCTTGCAGACCTTGTGGACCAGTTGCTCCCTTTTCACCCTTAACGCCCTGAGGACCTTGCAGACCTTGTGGACCAGTTGCTCCCTT